GTACTGGACCTACCTTAGGTAACGCAGCACTAGACAACAAGTTATATATTCATAATAGTCAAACAGACACGCCATTAATTGGTGGTGACTTTAGCACGAACAGTGTAACAATAACCGGAACACTTGGTGTAACTGGTGGGCTGAGTCAAGACTTAGATGTGTCGACATTTTTAGTTAAAGCAAGCGCATCAACATATCTAGACTTAGACGACACAATTACAACACTTCACACCGCAGCCGCACTGGCAATTAATTCAGTCACTAACATAACTATAAAGCCTGACAATAATGCAGTCAGTGCCGGCAACGTAACGATTACCGGCGGCCAGCACACGGCCGGCGCGGGCGGAATATTAACTTTAGCAGGCGGCGCAGGTACCACTACCGGAGGCAATGTGAACATAGTAGCCGGTGCCGGAGCAACAGACGGCATCGTAGCAGTGACTGGGCAGCTTGAAGTCTCGGGTAATGTTGTTGGCCATCTTGCAATTGATACAAAAACAGCAGATTATGGGTTAGTATTAGCAGACGACGGCAAGATGATTACGATGAATAATACGACCGACCATACAATAACAATTCCGGCTGAAGCGTCAATTGATTTTCCAATTGGTACACAAATTCTGTTAACTCGAGGCGGGACAGGCACAGTGACCGTAGCTATTACAACAGATACACTTAATAGCGCCGGCGGTCTAGTTACGCTTGCATCACAATACAGCACCGCAACGATAATTAAGACAGCCTCAGCTACTTGGTTGCTTGCAGGAGACTTAGCATAATGTTTACGGCCATTCATGGTGTGATTGCGTCATCAGGATCAAGTACCGGTATGCAAGGTACGTTACGACATACATTAGATAATCCAAATGCATATGACACAAGTGCAAATGACTGGTTTGGTCGGGCAGTCGCAATCACCGAGTCTTATGCAATAGTCGGAGTACATCAAGAAGATGATATCGATGGCATACTGAGCGGCAAAGCATATATCATTAACCCTGACACCGGCGCTCTATTACATACATTAGATAATCCAAATCCATATGGCACAAGCGAAAGCGACCTCTTTGGTTACACGGTCGCAATTACTGAGTCATACGCAATAGTCGGCGCGGTCAACGAAGACAGTGCCAGCGGAAACCAGAGTGGTAAAGCATATATCTTTAACCCAGCAACAGGTGTTTTGTTATGGACACTTGATAATCCTAATGCAAGTCTCAATGACAACTTTGGGTTTTCGGTCGCAATTACTGAGTCATACGCAATAGTCGGAGCGCCTAACGAAGATGACGTAGGAAGTGATCAGAGTGGTAAAGCATATATCTTTAACCCAGCAACAGGTGTTTTGTTATGGACACTTGATAATCCTAATGCATATAACACGGTTACAAATGACCAATTTGGTAACTCAGTTGCAATTACAGAGTCTTATGCAATTGTTGGTGCATCGAACGAAGACGACGTAGGTGGGACAGCCAGTGGCAAAGGATATATCTTTAATCCAAGCACAGGTGCTTTATTATGGACATTAGATAATCCAAATGCATATGACGCAAGCGCCGGTGACAACTTTGGCTATTCTGTTGCAATTACAGAGTCCTATGCAATAGTCGGAGCACATCAAGAAGATGATATCGATGGAACTGGCAGTGGTAAAGCATATATCTTTAATCCAGTAACTGGTGCTTTGTTACATACACTTGATAATCCTAGTGCATATGGCACAAGTGCAAATGATAACTTTGGTTGGTCAGTTGCAATTACTGAGTCTTATGCACTAGTCGGCGCATATCGAGAAAATGAAATAGGTAACGCCAGCAGTGGCAAAGCATACATCTTTGAATAAACATCATAAAACCATTTATGTTTGTTTTGGAAATAGCATAAGATAGAAGAGCCTGTTGAACAGCACTATAAAATAATGCATGGGTCTAGTCCCTTAATTAATATATAAATCTTTTAACGTGTTGATACGTGTAAATACGTCATCAATTTTAATTGTAGCCCACAGTCCAGGATGGAGTGGTTTAGGAATAATGTCAGCATCAACCCATGCGTAACCGACATGCTCGTGGTTTAATTCTGGAATAAATTCTTTTTCTACGATACAATAGAAAGTGTGATAGCTAAAGAAATCTCCCTTAGCAGTAAATTTTTCAATTGGAATAAGTTTAATCGCCTCGGGCACAAATCCCATTTCTTCTGTACACTCGCGTTCAATAGCCTGCAATAAAGTTTCACCATCTTCTATCTTACCACCAGGCAAACCCCAATGTCCGTGATACTTCTTATCATCACGCATTAGAAAAAGATGCCGCTTAGTTTCCTTAGAGTAAAACCAGATTCCGACGGCGTTGAGTTTACTTTCGTTTACCATTAAAGAACCACGCCCCAGTTGCCACCATTGTAAATGCCTTCGTAGCTGCGTAACCACTGCCCGTCAAGAAACTTAAATTGTACCAGCGAGTTAGCGTTGGTGACGTATTGTATAGCAGTGGCCGCCCCAGAGTCAAAAACAACATTCCAGTTCGTGCCATCGTATTCGACAATGTCGTTTGCCTTAGCAACGAGTCCACCCCATGCTAGAGCATCCGCATCATCATCTGCATTGCCGGTCCCATTTGTTAGCAAATATCTATCACCAGCCCCAACGCCCGCAAGCGGCCCAGACGCAAGCGGGTCAATGACCGCATCTACTACGCCCAGCGTGTTACTTGGTAGTGTATCGATATCAACAGTAAATAATAATATGTTTGGTTCCGTTGGGTGATACGCGATCGTGCCGACAATATCCTCGACGCCTCCAATGTCAGACTCTAGCCTAATCTGTGAGATGCCATTGTTTAACGCACCATACTCGTCGATGATAGCGTTCCACGTTAGCTCAGTCTCGATTGCGGTCGGCACGGTCTCGATGTTGCCATCATCACCTGGATTATTCTTCGGCAATAATGTCAACTCGTTGCCAAGCAATAAAATTTGATAACCGTGCGGTGTAACTTTAAGACGTGTACCCAATAAAATATTGTCACCGTCAATGGCGTCCACATAGTTGCCTGCATCGTCATAGATGCTGGCGATGATTTTATGAATGACCCCTTCTTTAGTGACGCGAGCCGGAGGACTAATCCAAATCGGTAAACTAAATTTCAGTGTTGCAATGTCGATAGCATCATCGTTGTTGGGCACCTGCCTAGAACTCCAATTCACATCGTCTAATTCAACAGCACTTAAACTCGTCCAGTCTAAATAGTTGTCAGTTGATTGTATTTCAAGTGCCGGGTTAAACAAGGTCAGCATCTGCTCCATGAGTTGGAGTTTCATATTAGTACTTGATGTCCATGCGTCTAATTTTAAGCCTAGTATGTATGGCACGGGCATTACACGTTCAACGTCAAAGGCGTTACCCTGCGACGTCTCAAACGTTTGTGAAGGCTCATCCCATGTCCGTTGTTGGACATGCTTACGGTCAATGAAATACGGTTCCTGTACGCGTGGCCGGTCATATTTTAACGAGTCAATATAGAACGACAATTGCGGAGCACATGGTACGTTGTTTGCAGAATTTTCTTGTAAGATAGTCTGCGCCTGCCTGCTTGCATCTCCATAGCGTACAGGAACACGGAGCAATGTAGGATTACCTGCAGCATCAATGCCAGCCTCAACTTCAAAGTTACTAAAGATTCTAGCAAATTGTATAAGGAACCTGCGTATTTGAGCGTCGTAAAAATATCGTGACATGCTTAATTATCCTTAGTTGGCTTGAGCAAATCTGATAGTGATTGCCTGCTTGGAACATCGCCACGATCTGTTGTGGTAATTGTAGCTGTGTTATTCACAAAGCTACTACGCTGAGTTTCTCCATTCATGTATATATTAGTCCTTACGTTATCTTCTATCTTAATCCAATTATTGCCATTAAATCTAAATAGTCTATTTGGCTTATAGTCTAGGCGTAACACGTGGTCGCCAATTGATGGGTTAACTGGGAAGCTAGTGCCGGGGGTAACGGGCCAACCGTTTGGTGCAAGGCCATCGCCATCCAGATAGCCCATACTTAACTCGCCGTCTGTGTCCACAGAAATGTTGACCTGGTCAGCCGTATTATCAGTTGAGTCTACTGTTTCTAACGTAGAGTCAACCGTGTAGTAACTTTGCGTTGGGTTGCCTTCGTCATCGTATTCTGTAATGTAAAATTTAGCAATGTCGTAGCCACTTAGTGGAACCTCGACCGCAGCCTGCTCTAATATAGCATCATTTATTTCAATATTCTTATTGTGCTGACACATATAATCTTTAAGTGTGCCGCTGCCGTTTCCACAACCATCATCGCCGTCAATGCCCCCGGTGGCGTCTATGAAACCGTTAAGAATGTCTTGGTACTCTTGTCCGCCGACCATTGGCACAGCTTTCACTCGCCACAGGTGGGGCAACCAGGTCTGACTGAATCCTTCACTTGCAAAGTTAGCATCATTGATGACGTAGAACTTTGGCAATGCTTTAGGCACAGTGGCATTGAGCGGATGATAATCGCGTAAGTTTGGTATTTCGAGTACATCACCATTCATTAGCTTCCTGCCGATATGATCAATCATATCGTTATAGTGGAAAGTGATAAACAGTGTATCATTTTGTAGGAATAACCCAAATTGGCTCAAGTCAAATTCAATGTCCTGAGCACGATAAACGCCTCGTTGGGTGTAAATGTCTGGTTCGTAAGATCGGTTACGATTTTCAAGCAATAGCAAGTCTTCGATGAACAACGGATTCTCTTCGTCGTACGTCGGGAGTGTAGCGTCACCGCTCGGCTCGGCAGTAGATTTAACGCCTAAATATTTGTGAATATGAATGTCTAACCCACCAATGGTATACTGTTCTCGAATTATATTGTCGAGATACCTGTAATCATTCGTTTTTTCGGGCCGGTATAGGCTTAATCGTGGCATATTATATTCCTGCTTTTGATGTATTTATGCAGAAATATTCAGAGGAAGTTACTTGTCCGGGAAGAAAGCCTGTACTAAATCGGGTAACTCAGGGTTAACGACAGTTTTTCGATCTTTTCTTAAAAAACATGTAATTACGGTACCGTCACCTTCCGGCGAATATAAGATTTCAGCATACACTAGACCTTTGCCCGCAGACATCTCCATATTCGACCCATATGCCGGCACGTGATAGTTCACATGACCCGATATAGTACACCAAGATATAAACTCGAGTAAGTTCATTCTAGGTCTAACCTGGTTAGCAGGTCAGCAAAGTCGGTAATTGGCGAGATATTCGTACCAATGCAACTAGTCGTGACGCTCGAGCCTTTGACAAAGGTTATCACCTCATCGTGTTTGTGATACTGGAACGTGATGCTATCAAAGCCACCGATACTAAACCGTAGCATATAATAATCAGTCAATTCGCCATCGAGTTTAAGCTGTTTATTAATGTCGACCTTTCCAGCAATGGAGCAAAATGTGATTAGTTCAGCAGGAGTCATGTTAGCGCAGGTACGATTCTAGATCAGTAATCTTAGCATTCTTTATAAACACCTGAGATCCATTTCTAATAGACTGCGAAGATCCAGAAAATAATATATCTGCGTAAACCATCGCGTACTTAGATTTCATGCCATTCTTTATTTCGAATTTGTATATAATGTTTGCGTGGAGTGTGATGCCCTGCACAATCATATGATACACTACATGTCGTACATCGCTTCCGTATACGACGTCATTTGTGATACAACTGTCGTAATGTACTACGTCTTTAAGATTCCAATATGATAACAACTTACTGAAGTTCATATGTCACCTAACTGAATTGTAGTTTAAAAAGTATAGCATCGTATGCGTTTTCGAAATACCAGCTTACGGTTACAGTTGGTCCGTCAAGGTTCAGAAGATAGGACCAACTACCAGTTGTCGACTCTCTGCACCACGTCCGCCCTCTTATGAACTTAGTGGGTTCTTTCTCTACAGTGAATGTCGTCCAGTCCGGATGTCTCGGTAACCCCATTCTATCTCGATTCATCATCCTATTACCATGTGGTGGATTTTACTAATACCTGTAACGTGATGCACTCCTGGAAAAGTAGCCATAACTTTCTTCTCAGCCTCAGCCTTGTCAACTGCATCCACTAATACGTTCTCGTGATCAGTTTGTGACCATGCAATGCTTACTAAATACATATTCATCATTCTGCTCCCAGTTCGGTTAAGTGGCGACAATGGTTGCGATATGTAAATCCCGGGCACGTACACGAAATAGGAATGTCATCCTTTACGACCACCGTATAGCTATTGCCTTTTGACCCTTTCACAGCCACTTCTTTAATATTTGGAACTATCCGCCTGCCAGCGTTTTGGCCACCCACTTTAATAATACGGTCCACTGCTAGTATTCTGAACGGCATCCTCTCAGTGTCGCTCGATATCTTGACCTGGTCGGGCTTCATCCAAGGCTCAGGAGTGAGCACAGTTACATTTTCGTAAATAGTATCACGCCAGTCCTCATCCGAGAAGATGTAGTCCTCACGGTAGCGAGTTGTAACAGTAATCACACTTCCCACTGGTAACGACCATCCCATTATGAATGCTCCTCTATAATTTTGTTCAGCTTGCCCAGGACATCATCGTACGCAAGCTCTTTGCCCATGTACGAACTGTAATCACTTTCGGACATATATGCAGGAGGACTAGAAGCTTGGTCCTGCTCATACATTACTTCCTCGCGCAATTTCAACAGCGCGGCTAATAAATCTGCCATTAGTTTTTCTCCCGTTCTTTACGATCTAAATAAGACCCAAGTCACTGAGCGAATAAACCAGCGAGCCCAACTAAAAGTGGCCAAGCATATATAATATCAGTCCAGTTCATCCTTGGTCCTCAAGGTCCAGTTTAACATAAGCACCAGCCATTGTTAGTTCCTGCAGCATTGCGTTATCACGTACAGCAAAAGCATGAAGCTGAGCAACGATCCTTGCTTGGTTTTCGACAAACTCCCACATACCAAGTTGGTCCAGCGCGTCTGCCAGTCCATCAAAATCTTTAGCAATACCGCTTGCACCCAGTTGACGCAGGATACCAGCACGTGCCGTTTCAATCTGTGTATCTGTTGCAATTACATCACCTGCGTGTCCAGCCATCTTATTTTGCCTCTCTGTCAGCAGCATTGATTTTGCTATTTAATTCGCTACGAGTCCTGGCAACTAAGACAGTGCCATTCACATTATGTGTGGCTATCCACATTGCTTTCTGCTCTATTGTCCAATCTAATCTGTTTGAACTTTTCATCTTATATCCTGTTGTTTGCTCGTTATCTAACTGTTATAAGTATTATATGACAACTAGCCCAAAAGGTCAACCTTTTTCGTAACTCATTTCCTAATACGTAAGTCATTGAATTTTAAAATAAGGCGTGTTTTACGTGGTTTTATACTATATAGTGTATCAATACGCACGTTACCACGTAAAACACGCCTTAAATAGTGAAAAACCTATATAAATCAACGACTTAGCTAAAATCAGGTATTTACTGTAACTCTATATAAATCAATGACTTACAATAATATACTAAGTTTCCTGGGAGAGTGCATATATAATAATGTGTAAAAAGTAAAAATAAAGGTAGACATTTTGGATTAGTTGTCATATAATACTTATAACAAATAAGAACTTGGAGTTCAAACAGATGGCAAAAGCTAAAGCTAAAGCAAAAACAAAAATTAAAGCAAACCGCGGCAGAGCGAATAATCCTGCTCCGACAAACTCAAAGGCTAAAGCACTTCGTATTGGTATTGATACAGTAAAGTATATGGGCACCGAACCAGTTTGGGAAGGTATTGAGATTACCGAAGAAAATCGCAAGGTACAGATGATGCACGGTTTTAATTGGTACAACTATAGCTTCGGTTCAAAAGACGCTCTTGTATTTCTCCAGGAATACTTAACAATCAATAATCGTAAGAAAGAGTCGGCGAAAGTTAAGAAAGCAAAAGACACAGTAGTTGCCAATGCATATGGTTGGTTGGCACGTATGACTATGATGGGCTGGATACTTAGCGAAGAAGAAACAGAAAAACTTGAGAAAGCTATACGCATAGCAATTGATTCTGTTGACCACACTGTGAAAGTAGTTGAAGTAGACACTACCCAACCAGCAAAAGCAAAATTTAACATCCAAGACTTGATGCGTGAAAAGTCTGCAGAAGCAGGCGGCGAACTTGAAGGTATGCTTGATGAGTACATCGCAGCTGGCGCACTGTCTAAGCATAATTTTAAACCAATTGACGTGCTGAAAGAAGCAAACATCCTCCCAGCTCACGCCAAAGCAGAAATTGATTACTGGACTGGCGTAGCCTCAGAATTTAAAGTAGCACATGGCGGTAAAGATGCCGACCTTAAAGAAGCATATGGTGAGTTTAACAAAATACAGCTTCGCAATATGATTAAGTTTGCAGAACTTATCGTTAGTGATTATCATGGCTATGTTGCATTTAAACAAGCTAACAAGAAAGTCCGTAAGAAGAAAGTTAAGACTCCCGAACAGCTTGCAGCCAAGATGAAATTCCAAAAGGAAGAAAAGTCACTTAACTTAACAAGTATCAAGCCAGCTAAGATCGTAGGTGCAAAAGAAGTATTCGCATACGATGTTAAGAAGCGTAAATTGATGTACTTCGTTGCTGACGAGTATAACCAAACACTTACCGTTAAGAACAGCAGCGTCGTTGGCTTTGATGTAGTTAAGTCAGTACAAAAAACCGTACGCAAGCCAGAAGAACAGCTTAAAGAGTTTTCGGCAGCAAGTCGTCCGAACACCCGGAAACTGTTTGACAAGACAAAGTCTGTTGAGGTCAAGGTAAGTGGCAGATTTAACGAAAATGTAATTATTTTAAAGGTATTCTAAGATGGCTATTACTAAAGAAATTGTAACACCAGGAAAACGTTTTAGAACAATCTTGAATCCAAAGATTAACGCTAACACAATGGACATTGGAATTCCGGAACTGCAGGTATACGGAGAACCCGGTGGTGCGTTGAGTGGTAGCGGTAATTTACCAATTGGCACAGAAGTTGAGATTGTGGTTGCACCGCGAAAAGTTCCGATGACGTCAATAACAGTTGACCTAAAGATAATTGGCGATGAAACAGAAACTGTATACTCGTGTTATTGGATTTGGTTTAAAAAACGTGTTGAGGTAGCATAATGATTGAACCGCACATATTTAAACTACCAACACCACGCTTGTTGGCATACTACAAAAAGCATTATCGTGGACCGAACCCATATGGCGATGTGTGGGGATATGTTGATGATGATTCCGCAGCCGCTTATAACGAATTTGAAGCAGAGCGTGATGCACGGAGCCGCACAAACAACAGGGAGCACGTAGAATAATGGCACTAATACACGAAGATGAGAAAGGTTTATATGCTAGGGTAGACGGGTATGTTGCGCGTCCAGATAGCAAAACAACTTTTACAAAAGGCGACATACCACAGTGCAATCACTTTAGTGGATGTCTGTGGGTTGGCATAGGAAAGTTACCCGGTCGCAATAACTACCGGGAATCCTGGAAAATAGAGGAATAATATGAAAACTTTTACTACATTAATTTGTGTTCTCTTATTGGCAGGCTGCGAGATATATGTATCGCCAAAGTACTTTGAACACGCCAACGAAATGTGCGTAGCAAACGGAGGACTTGACTCCATAAAGATGGACCTGTCTATGTACGATGTTTATTGTAACAACGGTGCGATATTTGAAGGTATTCAAAAGTTTACTGCCGACGGAAGTGTAAAATAAAAGACTGGATTAAAAACGATTCAGACAGCCACTTTGTGCGTATTTGGCAACGGGCCGACCGCAAAGCTAGACGCAGGACACGTAACCGATTATCAAAATAGGATTCATTATGAAAATAAACAGCTTTACAGTTTTAGTCGTGGTATTAATTGCAGTCTCGGTAGGTACTAATCTATTCACCATGTACAGTCGGCCAGGCTGGATAGACCCGGATGCAAATCGATATTTTTATGAGGGTATGTTTGACAATAGTATATTGTATTACCGGCCCGAAGGTACAGTTGGCTTGGAGATGATTAACATGGACGGCGCGATAATTGTTGTAACTAAATTTGAAGAACCAATGAACTGTGCAATGCTAACTATTGTCACTAAGGATGGAAGGATTGACGGCCCGTGTGTTGACGTTACTAATCTAATAGAAGGCACAGTAGAATGACGAAACTAGAATTGCTACGATCAATCAGTGAAAACTTCGCTAGGTCTCATCAACATATTACTGCTAAAATTGGTCAGAAAAATACCGATGTTATTGCCCGAATATTCTTCCAAGGCATAGCATCTGAAATGTATCCATGCAACAGTAACCGCCGTTGCTGGGCGACAGATAATATGGAAATGTTTCATATACATGAATGTGAGCGTCTGCAGATCATGGCATTACTACGTCAGCCAGGCGAGTCTAACCTGTTAACATTTGACTAGACACGAGCACCATTGGCACGGAGTCATAAATAGTTTAAACACCGTGAGATAACTATATGGCAAATTTAACAGACATGAAACAAAAAGTATTTGACTATGCCGCCGCTTTGATGGGCAGTGGCATGGTAGATATTTCCCTTGACCCAATCCATTACGAAACAGCGTACAGTCGAGCAATTGGCAAATACAGACAGCGAGCGCAGAACGCATACGAAGAAGCGTATGTTTGGTTGGATCTCGAGGAAGGCGAAGATGAATATATACTGCCCCAGGAAGTAACAGAAGTACGTCAGGTATTTCGTAGGACGTTTGGTAGCATTGGTGGCGATAGTGCATTTGATCCGTTCTCATCAGCAGTTATTAACACTTACATCTTAAACTTGGGCGGTAGCGGCGGTTTAGCAACTTGGGAATTATACACTCAGAAGTTAGAGTTAGCAGCAAGAATGTTTGGTGGTTATATGAACTTTACGTTTAACCCAAGCACTAAACGAATTAAACTTGTCCGAAACATTACAAGTTCTGGCGAAACTGTGTTATTATGGACTTACAACATGAAACCAGAAATCCAACTGTTAACAGAGTTACAAATATCACAGTGGATCAAAGATTACACCTATGCCAACTGTAAATATATGGAAGGCGAAGCGCGTGAAAAGTTCCAGAGCATCGCCGGACCAAATGGCGGCACCAGCTTAAATGGGTCGTCGATGAAGAGCGAAGCGACATCATTAATGGAACAACTTGAAGAAGACTTGAAGACATACGTAGACGGCTCCGACCCCCTTAGTTGGATTATTGGCTAATACGCCTTATTAGAAATTTATTAATTTGCATCAGCGAGAAAGTAAATGAATAACAAGTACAAACATCCTGATTCCAAAGACAGTCTCGAAACTTTCCGCCTGCCGATAATAATGGCAATATTAGGGGTTATAGTTTTTATTGCAATGACGGTCTTTGATGCCAACCCTGTACCTATTATTCCAAATGTCGCAGAGCTCAAATCCGAAACTATTCAGCTACCGGAAGAGCCGACCCATGCGCTAGGATGCGAAAATCTAAGCGTAATGGTCTCACCGATCAACAGCAACCCATACGAATACACCGGCGAACGCGAATTAGTGACCATACCCGGAAAGGTTGACGAAGACCAAGCCACCTTGTTAGCGTATGCCTATGAAGTAGCACAAGAAGACGGCCATGCCGACCCCACCATACTGCAAGGACTCATCT